GCCGCTGCTATGAGCATAGCAAGTTTCTGAATGTGCATTGGTTTTACAGAGTACCATGTTAAAAAGTGGGGGTTCTTGCAGATTCTGTCTTCACTCCTGAAGTCATAGTTTTCATACCAGTCTATCCACCATTCTCTTGATTCAGTGGAGAAATTCTTTTCCCCTGCTATGATGGAGATAGAATACAGGTCTTTTAAAAGAGCCTCCCTGAGTTTAGAACTTGGTGGCTCTGGTATAGCTGCCTTCTTTGCAGGGTCTTCTCCCCAAACAAATATAACCCTGCGCATGAAGCCGCCGCCGATAGCGTGGACAGGGAAGCACTGTGCCAGGGACGTTGGCGTTGACGCTGCTATTAGGCTAATCCAGGGATTCGGGATGTTATTGTTTTTACTCTGCCTTGCTTCGGTGTCAAACTTTATGTCGCAGTCATAGGCATCCGTAAGTAGTGTTATGATTGCAGCGTTCTTGTCTTTGTTTCCTATCAAAGTTTCAAACTCTCCAGAGAAAATAGAAAGTGAACTGTGCTTTAGATTCCCTGTTGTATTTTCACACTCCCCAACGAAGTCCTCATCGAGGCAGAGTTCTATTCTATCCAGGGCCGCTTCCTTCGACGCAAAAGACTTTGGGCCTATTTTAATCTTTTGAATCTGTGAAGCAAGGTCTCTGCCATAGGAGATTGCCTGTGACTTCCTTCCTATTCCAGGCTCTGATACAATAACTATATACATATTGCTGTGGATTTTTAACATTCCTAATTTAAACCAAACCTTTCTTCCGAGGGCAGCTGAAATGCAGGAAAGGGCTACCCATTTGTGGAAGACTGCTGTTGATTCTGTATTACTGGTATATTCAAGGTAGCCGTCAATCCAGTTTGAAAGTTTCCTCCCTTTTGACACATATCACCTCCTATGCCGCTGTGTTATCTATATTTTTGTTTATTTTAATTTGATGCTTTACGGCTTTTTGGGGAGATTCAAATAGCATTCCGTCAGTTGCTTCATATATTATAACATAGCCAGAATGCCCTAATACTTTTTTGACCTCCCCGTTACCGCATACAAATCCAATTACTGGCTTTATTTGTACTCCGTGCAATCTTTCCATTCTACCTCCTTTTATTCCCACATATATCTATACGGTATTAACCATTTCCAGCTGTAAGTACAGTACGGCGATGATTTACAGTAAGCTCCAAAATAGTCACAGCCAAAGTGTATGCAATTTTCAGTTATACATAATCCTGCCATTCTACCTCCTCCATTTCTCCCCAGCTTTTCCCGATTGAAAAGTCAACGTCAATTGTAAACTCATGTCCTTCATGCTGAAGTGGAATCAGCATAGTCTCTCGCATAGCTCCGATTGCTTTTCCTACTTCACTGTTTCTGACAACAACGTAGATAGCATCATGAAGTTGCAGGTATATTGTCATCCAGTTTCCATGCTGTTGGTAAAGACGAATCAGAGCAGTGTTAAGAAGATCACCGACTGTGCTCTGCGGCATGAAGCTGTAAGCAGATCGGAATAAGTTGTCTCCCCAGCGTTCCATGAAGACATGTTTCCTGCCGAGGAGATTCACCAAAGTCCTGTTATACTCAAGCTGCTTTTGAATCTTTTTATGCCATAGTCTGAGCATAGGGCAGGCGTTGTGATACTGTTCAAGAAGCTGCTTTGCTTCTGCTACTTTAACACCGAGGCCGTTGGCGAGGACGCCTGGGCCTGCGCTGTAGTTAGTAGCGTGGCGAATCATTTTTCCTATTTTTCTTTGCTCCTTTGTAACTCGCTCAACTGGAACTCCAAACATCATAGAGCCTGTTACTTTATGAACGTCCCATCCCTGCTCTTCGCATTCTTTCTTTGACTTTCCGAAAGAGTCAGAGAAGAGTTTAATAAGCCTCATGTCTCCTATGAGGTAAGCAACTACAACTGCCTCTGCCTGCTTGTAGTCGCATTGGACTATTGTGTATCCTGACATTTAACTGCTCCTTCCGCTGTGTATATTTTCCTTGCCTCTTTTGGGATATTCTGCAAGTTACCTGAGCCGAAAGGAAATATAATAGATTTAGAAGAACTCCAGCGACCGAAAGATTTATAGGCATCAGTGTCTTCAGCTACGAATTTGTCAGACGCTTTAAGCCTGGACATAGTTGCACCTGTTATGTTGTAACAGGTATGAACTCTACTCTCCGGCGACAGCTTTATGTCAAGGAAGGTTAAAAGTTTATAAAGTTTCTTCAGTTTTAATATAGTATCAAGGTCTTTATTCCCTGTCTCTCTGGCAAGTTTCTTCATGGCAGAGGCATCTGTTGTAGCTTTCTTTGGTTCGTTTCTGCTCTTCCTTCTTTTATACTGAACTGGCATTCCAAGTTCAACATAAATAAGCTGAGAAAGTTGCTTTGGACTTTTAACATTTACCTCCTTTCCGAAACGCTGCTTTAGTTCAGCTTCAAGCTGTTTTATTTTTAGCTTCGTTTCCTGGATAATCTGTTGCTGCTTTACTTTGTCGGCATATATTCCCTGCACTTCCAGCATAACAGCTATCTCATTCTGCACCATTTCATGAATGAAAGTTTCTCTAAAGTTGTCGTCTGCTTCTATGACAGGTTTCAACGCTTCATAGATTGCATAGGTATTTGTGCAATCCTGCGCATTGTAAAGCAGCGGACTGCTTTTAGCGGTGTTCTTCCACCTGGGAAAGTCAGTGCAGATTGAAGTCAGAAATTCAAGACTTCTTGGAGCTTCAGGCCAGATAACATGACCAGCTATAAGGGTGTCGAAGTAGAAGTTTTTTATAAGAACTCTGTTCTTCGCCCAGAGCGAAGCCATGTCAAACTTCCCATTCTGCATGATGACAGGTTTTATGGTAAAGAGTTCCTCCAAAGCCCTCCAGAAATGAAGTTCACCTTCAGGGCTGAAACGTGGAGTTCCGTCGCTGTTAATGACTGTCATAGTGACAGCTTTGTTGGAACTTTCCGCTATTCCAACTGTGTCAATGTAGCCCTGTCTTGTTGTCTCGATGTCAACTGCAACCGGGCCGCTGTGTTCTTTTTCCAGGTAGTCACAATATTTTATAAAGTCTCCGAGGGAGATAGATGTAACAAATATTCTCTTGTCCCTTTCTATTTCAGGACTTTCACTGTTTCTTACTGCTTTCTTGAAATCTAAGATAGCGTGAAAACGTGTGTCCCAATTCCTGAGAACGTGAGAAGGGTGGACAGTTGGGAGGACTTTAAGGCCTGGAACAAGGGTGCTTTCTGTTATGTACCCCCTGGCAGAAAGTATTCCATGCTCCCCGCAAATAGCCCAGTATGCAATGTCACCGAGGGCTATTACAATATTGGGTCTGACAGTTTCAAGTTCCTTCTTTAGTTCTTGAATCCACTCCTGCAAGAATGGTTTAGGCAGCGTTCTTTTCTTGTCCTGAAAGAAGTAGTCAATATTATTTCCTGGTGGTCTCTCCTTTGCTACGTTAGTTATGTAAAGTTCCTGTCTGTTTAAACCAACCTCCCTGAGAATTTGGTTTAGCAGGTTCCCGGAAGGCCCAACGAAGGGCTGATTCAATCTTTCTTCCTCAGCCCCCGGAGCCTCACCGACGATTGCAATTTTTGCTGTGATTGGGCCGGTGGGTTTTATGTACAATGTTATCCCTCCTGGTAAAAGATTTTTTTATAGTTCTTTTTAAACTCCTGATATTCTTTTCTTTTACCTGCATTTACTACAGTCCCATTTTCATCCTTGCGGTACTCTCTGTGTCTCGGAGAGAAGTCAGTTCCATACACAGCTCTTCTTATAATTTTCGCAGTGCTTCCATTCATAATTAAACCTCCTAAATAAAAACGGCATAGCTATAAATTTTATACCTTCTTTTACCTATAACTTTATACTGTGTGGTTTTAAATTTTTGAATAAGTTGTTCCTTTTCCAAAGCTGGAAAGCATTGTTCCCTGACAACTCTCACTTTAACGCCAGTCTCAAGTTCTACTTCCTTAGCTGTTCCTCTCCAGATTCCTTTGAGGTCAATGCTATAGCTTAAATAAAGTAGAACTTTTAGCTGGCTGTAGTTTAATTTCTTTGTCAGAGAAAGAAGTCTTTTAGTTTTCATTTACCAAATCTTCAAAGAAGACAGGATGCCTTTCAATAATAATGTCTCTTGCCTCTGACATAAGCTCTCTGATTTCAGGGTGGGCCTCTTTAGAACAGCGAAGTTTAAAAACATGCCGCCATTCTCTAAAGTTAGCTGTCATGACAAGAATAGTAGCGAGGTCAAGTGAAAGCCTCCCTCTTGCTTCTTCTGCCTTCAGGCCGTGTGCTATAAGTTTCTTGTAGATTTCCTCCGTGTCAATGCAGCTATTAATGTAGAGCCTTTCAGCGTCGTAGCTGACCTGCTCCTGCATACTAAAGCCGTTATGAAGTCCCTGCAGTCCTATTTTTTCATCATAAATCCCTGTTGTAAAGTGCTTAAACCAGAAAGGAATTATAAAAGCTATCCTTCCAGTGTACTGACAATAGCGGGTTGACTCCTGAGAATATGATGCGAGCCTGTGCCTGACGATCTCATTTGCAATAGCTCTGCTTGTGACAAATTTGAAAGTGCAACAGGAATGCTCAATGACAGAGTGATGCCCCCTTTTAATTAGTTTCCTGATAAAATCATTCCTCTCTTCTTCGTCTTTAGGTTTCGATTTGTAACAAATTCTGCCGGAGTCCTCTACTGTTATCTCCGGATGCAGAGATATAATTGGCTCTGAAACTGTCTGTTTTATCAATTGCATTTTCTTCCTCCTCTTTATACACTGTTATATAAGCTGGCCTTACACATTTTAACATTTTCCCTTTGAACTGTAGACGATTTACAGCAAAATACAAACATATCTGTGTATTACCTTCGTCTATAAACCCAGGAGGTGTTTTGCATGTTCTCCAAAAAGGGCATTCATTCTCACTACTAACTATTTTCTGCATCATCTTTTTCTCCCTTAATTTTGTCGTGCGTCACCTGTAAACAATGAACCTGCTTTATAATATCAAGCAGTTCTTCTCCTTCTCTCTGTTGCTTTCCAGCCCTGTTCTGATACTTCTCCGCTGTCCACCGGCACATCTCAGCTGACCATTTTGTAAACTGATCTTTTCCTTTGTCTCCGTACTGAGGGACTGCGTAGTTTTCAATATGCTTTAAAACTTTAAGGGAAAAGTTCAGCCAGTCCTGTCCCCTTTCACTTATGTCTCTGCCTATTGCAGTGTGTTCGTGGTGTGGACACACTGTGTTTTCTGCTTCAAGCATATTTCAACATCCTTTCTTCTGCAAGCGCTACAAATTTACTTTCAATATCGCAGCCTTTTACATAGAGGTCTTTCTTCAGACCGGCCTCTAAAATTGCTCCGCTGCCGCAGAATGGGTCAAGGAGAGTTTCTTTCGGGTAGCAGGAGCGGGTGATTAAATTCTCTATTAAATAGAGCGGTTTCTCTGCCTGGTGTGGAGACTTTGCAACTGGGGAACAGTGAACCCAGTTCGGCATTCCTTCTTTTACAAGGCGGTTTTCAGGCTTCCTTGCAAAGAAAATTTTTTCGTAACAGTCTCCAGGCCACATGTCTGGGTTGTTGGTTTGACCTGTTGAATTTTTGACCCAGATTATTTCTTTCCAATAGACTTTGAAACCTGCTTTTGTGAAGGCTTCTGTAAATGGGAAGAACCATTCAGAGCCTATGAACATATAGATTGAGCCAGTTGGTTTTAATACTCTAAAGCACTGACTTGGAAACTCTGACAACATGTATTCAGAAAGTTCTTTGCTGTCTTCATAGTAGTCAACGTCAACTTTAAGCTGCCTGTTTTTGTGAATGTCTATCATATACGGCGGGTCTGTTATAATGATGTCAGCGGAGCTGTCAGGCTGCTCGCTCATAAACAGTTGTGCTTCTTTTACTTCAATACTGTATTTCTTTTCTTTCACTCCTTTTGAAACTTTAGCTTTCTTTGCCTGCTCTACAGCCTGGAATGCTTTCTTAAAGCGTTCTATTTTGGCTGCTTTGTTTCTTATTTCTCCCTTTGTTTTTGCTTCTTTTAGTTCAGGATTTGCCTTGATAGCAGCAGCGTCATTGACAGCGGCGGAGATTGCAGCTTTGGAAAGATTTAAAAGTTGCGCAGTCTTCTCCATGTTCCATTCTTTATTTTGCTTTCTACTTGCTACGTCTTCTCCGGCTTCTCCCATTTTGATTCTATGGAGTTCAGCTATTGCAAGCTGCTCTTCTGCTGGGGTGAAGGCTTTTCTATCAATGTTTTCTATGATTTCAGCTGCTCTGATTTGGTCGTCTTCTTTGATGTCCTTTCTGTAGATAGCCTTTACTTTGACGTTTGCAAAGATACATGCGGCGAGTCTTCTACCTCCGGCAATGAGTTCTCTGTCTTCTGTTATAACAATCGGCTGGAGCTGGCCGTATTGTATTATGGAGTTTGCCAGGGATTCTACCTTTCCCATTTCCTTTCTGTAGCGTGTAAGACCGTCCCTGACTTTTACTGTAGTCGGGTCAAGTTCTATCATCATTATAGAAGTCCTTCTTTCTTTAATAAGTTAAGCTGTTCTGGGCTGAGAGAAAGGAGTTTTCCTTTTCCTTTCTTTGCCGCTTTCTTTTTCTCTTTCGGTTTTGCGAATAAGGAGGAATAGCGATCTTGCTGTAGTTTCTGGATGAATGCTATCCCGTCAGGGATTTCTTTTAGCGGGGTATATAGTTGGTGAAGTTTCATTTGTCCCCTTTCTGTTTGAAAGGCCGGTCTTTCCCGGCTGTCAGGCTGGTAGCCGCTTCAACATTAAATCTCAGCAGGAACCCACATTTTATCAACCTGCTCTCTGACTTCTCCGTTATATTCGTTGATGGAAGTCAGGACTTTAATGTCCAGACCGTTCCATTCTCCATTCAAAATGGCCTCCTTAATGTCCAGCCATGCTTTCTGCGGAGCTTGAATTGCTGTGAGGGCTTTTTTCAGGTTTTTCAGTTTCCAGTTGGCTTTTGTCTCCCTTCCAGACTTTATCATTTCTTCTTCGTCGCCGGGTTTCGGGAGCCAGATAAGATAGTCCAGATGAACTCCGTCTACTGGAGTTTCTCCGTTTGACATGCACATTCCCTCGTTATTGTTGAGGGAGATTTTAAATTTAATAAAATTGCTTTCGTCATTCAGAGTTGTTTCGATAATGCTGCCGAAATACTCTCCGGGGTTGACAAGCGCTGTTTCAGATACGTTTTCGTCCAGGTTAAAATTCATGTCGTCAAGATAGCTCATTTGGTTTTCCTTTCTTCTTTGCTATTTAATTAGTTTAGTTGCTGTACGTTTTAATTAATGACTGGTAAGTGTTATCTATTTCAGTTGGTTTAGCCAGGTCTTTCCCCCGCAGGGAAGAACGGGCTGCCTTGTATAGCCCCTGCGGAACTGTTGACATGATGTAGCAAGGTTTGTTGTTTTTGCTCTTATATTGATGAATGTAGATTTCATCGAATAAAGAGGGGATTGTGATTGAAAGTTGTCCGGCAAGGAAAGGCTCGAAGCCTACTACACTGCCGTTACTGTCAGTTACTTTACCGTAGTGGGTGATGATTACAAGGTTGCAATTGTTGCAAAATGAAATCACCTGTCTAAGAAAGCCGTCCATAAAGTTTGTTTTCATTTTATGATGGACGTTCCAGATAGGGCCGCCGTCTTTGTCCCTCTTGGGGTCAAGCTGCATGGCTCTGTCAAGGCAGATTTTCTGTAATGCTGTTGTACTGTCCACTACAATAGTTTTATACTTTCCTTCTTCCACCTCCTTTTTAACTGCCTGTTTTTCTTTCTCCAGAATTGTCCACCCTTCACCTGTATTCGGGATGTCAATGTAGGCAGCGTCGCAGTCTTTATACGCTCCCATTTTAGAATCCAGGTTGAAGACGTACATTGGGGCAGGGAATGTAGCTGCAAAGCTGCTCTTTCCTGTTCCTACGTCTCCGAGGGAGAGGACTTTTATAAACTCCGGTGTTTGCTGATCTTTGCTGCTTTTTCTTTCCATTTAAACCCCCGCCATTTGGCGTAAAAGCTCGTTAATACATGTATTGCAGATTTCCATTTCTTCTGGTAGTTCCTGCACCTCCCTTTCTTTCCTTTTAAGTGGATTTCTAAACTGCAAAAGAATAACTATGTCATTGTATGTAATAGCTGTTGCTGTGTGGCACTCTTTTACAAGATTTTTACAGCGGTCACATTCATAAGCTCTGGCCATTTTCCCTCCTTATTTTGTTATCTCTTTATCCCAAGCAGACCTAACATGAAACCCTTCTGTTCTTTCTTCCCCAAGAGGCCTGTTCTGTTCGCAGAGTCTATAATAAGAACAGCGGCCGAATTGGTAGCAACTTCCGTGCTGCATTGGAAAATGGTTATATGTAATAGCCCGCTGAATTCTGGCGGCTGTGTAACAGAGAGAATCTTTCCAGTTGTCAAGGTCTTCCTTCGTAAACATCTGCGGGACTCTTTTAAATTCACAGGAGAGTTTACCGTAGCCTCCTGCTTTCAGGGCGTTAGCTCTTATGTAGTGAAAAGTTACCATTGTCCCTGTGACGTTGTGACCTTCTTCCCTGGCAGCCCACTGGTAGCCCATAAACTGAGGGCTTCTGTTAAGACGCTGTTCCTGCATATAAATAGGCTGTGAGGTTGTTTTATATTCCAGGTTCCAGCGGAGGCCGCTGTGTT